GATGAAGCACATTTAAAAGAATTACGCGCTCTGGGATATATCACAAGCGCAGAATGGTACGAAAAATATCTGAATGTAGTAGAATCAGACGAAGTTTCGGATAAGCCAAGACGGGGCAGACCTCCTAAATCTGACGAATAATTTTTGGGGTATATCCCCGTTCCTTACCGAGTAGGTTAGCGATGGCAAACGTCAAAATCTCACAGCTTCCAGCCGCCAGTTCAGTCATTCCAGCGGTGGACGTTTTGCCCATCGTTCATTCTGGCGTTACTCAGAAAGTCACTTCAACGCAGATTGTTCAATCTGTTCTTCCTGCGCCTGGTCCTATTGGTGGAACCACGCCAAGCACTGCTGCATTCAGCACATTAACGCTAACTGGCGCATCAGGACTTCAGAAAGCAACTGCTGGACTGTTTTCTAATGCCGTTGCAGGCACTGACTATCTCGGCCCTACGACGGGCACTGCCATTCAGAAAGCCAATGGATCAGGAGGACTGACAAGTGCGGTATCTGGTACTGATTATGCGCCAGCTACTAGCGGCTCTAGCATTCTGTATGGGAACGGCTCTGGCGGCTTTTCTAATGTTACTGTTGGGTCTGGTCTTTCATTTGCTGGTGGAACTCTTGTTAGTACCTCTGGTGGCGGATCTGTAACGACTGTCTCAGTTGTAACTGCAAATGGACTTGCAGGAACGGTTGCTAATGCTAGCTCCACGCCAGCTATCACGCTATCCACTACTACATCAGGCATTCTTTACGGCAATTCAGGCGCGTTGTCAGCAGTAACTGTAGGTTCTGGCCTTACGTTTGCTGGAGGCACTCTAAGTGCATCTGGAGGTACTGGCACGGTTACAGATGTTTCTGTTGTCACGGCTAACGGTTTCTCAGGCACGGTAGCGACTAGCACAACCACTCCAGCCATTACGCTCTCAACATCTGTTACTGGGCTTCTTAAAGGCAACGGTACTGGTGTTTCTGCTGCTGTCTCAGGCACAGATTATGCGCCAGCTACGTCCGGTAGCTCAGTTCTCTACGGTAACGGTGCTGGCGGATTCAGTAATGTCTCTATCGGCTCCAATATGACGTTCTCTGGTGGTGTGCTTAACGCTAACGCTACTACGTCAATCGTCGGTTCTCCAGGCTATTACGGGTCTTTTTACGATACTAACGCAACTCAGGTCGCTGCAAATACGACTACTGCGTATCCGATTAAGATCAATAGCACGTTTGAAGCTAATGGAGTCAGCATTCAGAACGATGGCTCAGGAAATCCAACGCGCATCACGTTTGCAAATGCTGGTGTATACAACTTTCAGTATTCAATTCAGTTCACAAATACTGATTCATCTGTTCATAATGTCAATGTATGGCTGAGAAAGAATGACAGCGGTGTAACTGGTGATGTTGCAGACTCAAACAGTCAATATGCAGTCGTAGCATCTCATGGCGGCATTCATGGGCAGCTAATTGCGGCTGTTAATTTCGTGTTTACTGCGGCTGCTAACGATTTCTTTGAAATCATGTGGCAACCTGAAAGCACTCAAGTTTATATTGAGACTATTCCAGCAGGAACAACGCCGACAACGCCAGTTGCGCCCGGTGTTATTGTTACTGCATGTCAGCAAGCGCAGATTGGTGTTGGTTACTATGGCTTAACTAGCTCTACGTCAACCACGATTGGCACTGGATATAAAACATTTACAACCAATCTTGATTCAACAGCAACTGCGTTTACTGTTGGCACTAGAGTGCGATTGGCTTACAGCGTTACACCAACGGATTACATGGAAGGTGTAATTACGTTCTTTACTGGAACTAGTTTGATAGTTTTGGTAGACAACACTGGCGGATCAGGAACGTATGCGTCTTGGAATGTATCTGTTGCAGGCAATCTAGCTTCAATGGTCTATCCCGGCGCTGGTATTCCGAACAGCACTGGATCAGCATGGGGTACTAGCTACAGCACTACTGGTTCAGGCACTGTTGTAGCACTTGCGACTTCACCAACGCTTGTTACTCCTGTCCTTGGTACGCCAACTAGCGGAACACTGAGCAACTGTACTGTTGATGGCACTGACTCTGTCGGCTTCCGTAACATTCCACAGATCACCCAGTCAGCAAACTATACGACTGTTCTAACAGACTCTGGCAAGCATATTTTCCATCCTTCATCAGATGCAAATGCGCGTACATTCACGATTGATAGCAACGCCAACGTAGCTTATCCGATTGGCACGGCTATTACGTTTGTGAACATGTCATCTAGCAACGTAACCATTGCGATCACATCAGACACGTTGTATCTCGCTGGAACAGGCTCTACTGGTAGCAGAACATTAGCTCAATATGGCGAAGCAACAGCGTTAAAGATAACTAGCACATCCTGGATCATCAATGGAACGGGGTTGACCTAATGCCTGGTATCCAGCAGTTATTGAATATCTATCCCTCTAGCGGTTATAGCGTAGCCAACTCTCTCCGCTTCCGTTCTAGCGCAAGTGCGTATTTGAATAGGACTCCGGGGAGTGCTGGTAATCGCAAAACGTGGACTTTTAGCGCATGGGTAAAGCGTGGTGCGTTAGGGTCGGCGTATTCATTTTTTGCTGGGTGGGACAATAGTACGGGCGCAACAGATATCGGAACGGCAATTAGATTTAACGCTGATGCGCTAGATGTGTTTGACTATACAAACGCAACGTACAATTTTCAATTGTTAACGACACCCGTATTTCGAGATCCTTCGTCTTGGTATCATGTTGTTATAGCATTTGATACAACGCAAGCTACAACGTCAAATCGAATTAAAGTTTATGTAAACGGATCACAAATAACGTCTTTTTCCACGGCAACATATCCAAATCAAAATACTGACTGGAAAATAAACAATACCGTTGTCCAAAGCGTAGGCTGTATGGGTGTAGATAACGCTGCATCACAGTTCTTCGACGGCTACCTAGCCGACATCAACTTCATCGACGGTCAAGCCTTAACCCCATCCTCATTTGGCCAGATCAGCACGATCACTGGCGTATGGCAACCGATTGCCTATACAGGAACTTACGGAACCAATGGCTTCAAGCTGAACTTCAGCAATGGCACTAGCACAACCACGCTAGGCTACGATTCTTCTGGTAACAGCAACAACTGGATTACGAACAACATCAGCTTAACGGCTGGCTCGACGTATGACTGGATGATTGATAGTCCGACTCCGTTTGCAGGAAGCAGTTATGGGGTTGGGAATTATGCGGTGTTGAATCCGCTTTACACAGGAAGATCAACATTATCAAATGCCAATCTTACTGCGTCAGGAACTACTGATCTTCCAACGATTGTTCCTGATTCCGGTAATTGGTACTTTGAAATTGATGGCGTAAGCAAAAACTGGACTCCTCCAGCCACTTTCCCTGCAGCGTCTGGGAATTATAATTTTGGTCAAAGGCCGTTTGCTAATACAGTAACTTCTGGCTACAAATCCCTCTGCACCTACAACCTACCAGCCGCAAGCATTGTGAACGGTGCGAGCTACATGGCGGCTACATTGTATACGGGTAACGGGGCAACGCAGAGCATTACGAATACGGTCAATGGGATTAGCTTTGCTCCTGATTTCGTATGGATTAAAGATCGTAGCAATGTTGATAGTCATAGACTTTTAGACACAATTAGAGGTGCGACAAAGTTTATATGCTCTGATTTAACTAACGCAGAAGCAACTGACGCAACGGGGCTTACCGCTTTTACAGGCACAGGTTTTACGCTTGGGTCAGATCATTCATATAACGCATCAAGCCAAACCTACGTAGGCTGGCAATGGAAAGCCAACGGCACAGCAGTCAGCAACACGGCAGGATCAATCACTAGTCAAGTGAGTGCGAATACGATTGCTGGGTTTAGTGTGGTGACGTATACGGGTACAGGATCAGCGGCTACGGTTGGTCATGGGCTGGGCGTTGCTCCTAGCATGATTATTGTGAAAAACAGAAGCGTTGTAGAAAACTGGCCTGTTTACCATACTTCTCTGACAGCAAACGGAAGAATACTGCTCAACACTACAGGAGCATACGCCGCCAGTTCTTCTCAATGGAACAACACAACACCGACATCATCTGTATTTACAGTCAACACAGATACAGGTGTAAATGGATCAGGCAATTCATTGGTCGCCTACTGTTTCGCCGCAATCGCTGGCTACAGCGCATTTGGTTCGTACACTGGCAACGGGTCTTCTGATGGGCCGTTTGTTTTCACGAATTTCCGTCCTAGATGGATCATGATTAAGCGAACTGACACAACAAGCAATTGGGTCATCGTTGATTCTTCTCGCAATGTTTATAACCCACAAGATTTGAATTTGTACCCAAATTTGTCGGCGGCTGAAGATGATTACACTAGCACTTATCCATTCGATATGCTTTCAAATGGATTTAAGTTTAGGGCCAACTATGGAAATGTAAACGCCTCCGGCGGAACCTACATCTACGCCTGTTTCGCAGAGAACCCCTTCCAGAACGCACTCGCCAGGTAACAACAATGTCATCACTACTCATTGAATTAACACTTGTTCCTCCGATTGGTGCATATCTTGGTGATACTGCGGCTGGAGAATTTTTCTACACTGGCACTAAGACGGTTGTCCCGATTTATTCAGATTCTGCTTGCACAACGCTTGTAGATCAACCAATCCTACTTCCGCAAGATGGCATCATTAGCTATTACGTTGCTGATGGTTCGTTGCTGTATGACATGACAGTGGCTGGCGGCAATCTTGTACGCACAGAAACTATCGTAGACGTAGCCAACCTTCCTAACGGTATCTGGGATCTAGCGGAATCTCTCTGGCAATATCCTGATCTCTGGAACGTCAACAATCCTGTAGCTGTATCAACTAAAACAGCACAGAATGTCGGCCAAATGTATACGGCTAATGATCTGATCCGCGCTGCTATGCGTTTGATCCAGGTTTCAGCGGTTGATACTGATCTGACAGCGCAAGAGCTACAAGATGGTCTTGAATCGCTCAATAGAATGCTGGATAGCTGGTCAGCAGATGAATTGACGCTGTATCAGGTCATCCGTGAGCAATTCCCATTAGTCTCTGGTCAGAATCCGTACAGCATGGGATATGGTGGAGATTTCAACACTTCACGACCAATGAAGATTGTTGATGCGTACTTGATCCTCAACAATGGATCGATCCCTGTCAGCTATCCAATGCAAGTGCTTGGATATGATGACTACAACGCTGTGCGCCTAAAAACTCTTAGCACTAATTTCCCAAATTACATTTACTATCAGCCTTCTTTCCCATTGGCTGAAGTCTATATTTATCCGATCTTTGCGCCAAATGACCCTAGTACGCAAGGGCCAGCTTATATCAATTTAACTAGCTGGAAACCGTTTGATATGGTGCTAGATCCGACTGCATACATGTCATTCCCCCCTGGCTACTGGGAAGCGATTGTATTCAATCTGGCGGTGCGTATAGCTGAGGAGTATCAGTTTGACATTCGTCCTACGACTGTTCAGCTTGCGGTCAATGCGCTCAAGCGTGTTAAGCGTCTAAATCAGCGTACTGTGACTTTGCAGACTGATGTGGCGCTAATGAATACTAGCCAGTTGCGTTACAATATCTATTCAGACGGATACGGAAGATAGCCATGCCTGAGACAATGCAACTCCCAATCCTAGGCCCTGGTGTTGCAGGCCGCGCTAGAGCGGTATCAGCGCAGAAACGTCAGAATCTGTTTCTTGAAATCAAGCCAGAAAAAGACAAGTCTAATCTTGTAGCTTACGGCACACCAGGATTAAAGCCTTTCACGGATGTAGGTGCTAATCCGATCCGTGGCCTCTGGTGGTATCAGGCAGTTAATCGGTTGTTTGCGGTTGCATACAATGAGCTACTAGAAATCTCTCCAGATGGCAATGTAGTCAATCGCGGCCAGTTAAATACAACGACTGGCACTGTGTCCATGTCTGATAACGGCATTCAGCTAATGATTGTCGATGGTCTTACTGGTTATATCTTCCAGCCAGCTACGGCAACACTTCAATATACGCGATCAGGCCGTGTAGCTACGATTTACGAGACGCTGACAACACGTAAAACAGGTCAAATAGTTTCTATTGTCGGAGATTCAAATCTTTCCTCCGGTGACTACACAGTTAGTCTTATTGAAACAAATGCGCCTGATCTAACGGCAAGCACTGAATACGTCATTGAAACGGTTGGAAATTCTGACTTTACTTTAGTTGGCGCTGCTACAAACACAGTTGGAACAGTTTTTACAGCAACAGGGCCAACGCCTGGTACTGGTGTATGCACAGCGGCTAATAGCTTTCATATTGGTGTTTCGCTTGGAGGAACTCATTCTGGTACATGCAAAATCGTCAACAACTTTAGAGACATTACGACTGCATACACTGGGACGAACTTTCCTAAAGCTACGACTGTTACGTTTTTAGATAGCTATTTTATTGTCAATGTCATTGGCACTAAGCAATTTTGGCTGTCAGCATCATACGATGGCTTCTACTGGGATCCGTTGCAGTATGCAAGCAAAGAATCTTACACGGATAACTTGCAGGCAGTGACGGTTGATAACGGTCAACTAGTGCTTCTCGGTGCAATTTCTCAAGAATACTGGCAGAACACTGGCGCATATCCGTTTCCGTTGCAGAGAATCGCAGGATCTCCGACTGATGTAGGTCTTGTTGCTATTAGATCCATTGCTCGATGTGCTGGCGAATTGTTCTATCTCGGACGCTCAAGACGCGGCGGTATTTCTGTTGTTCGCGTACAGGACTATCGTTGCGTACCGGTTTCTACGCCTGATCTGGATTATCTGTTCAATGAATACGATTCTCCAGAGGATGCGATTGCTTACTCATTCCGTTTCACTGGACATGATTTTTACGTAATCAACTTCCAGGCACAGAAAAAGACATGGATGTATGACGCAACGTCAGACGTTTGGTCTGAGCTTGCATCTGGTGCTGATTCAAGGCACTACGGCCAAAGAGCTACGCAGTTTGAGAATCAGATTTTTGTGTCTGATTATCGCAATGGCAATCTCTACACTTATGACGCGCTGACTTATACTGACAATGGCGATTACATTGCCAGAGAGCTAATCACGCCTCATTTCTTTGCCAGTACGTCTTTTGACAAACTTCACATATACAGGCTTAGGCTTGATATGGAACAAGGCACTGGCGATGCTACTAGACTTATGCCAACACAAGTTGAAGTGTTCTTGACTGCTGAAGATGACAGCATACTGGATACGGAAATAGGGCAGGATCTGATCTCAGGCTATGCGACTGAAAACGTGCCAATGCTCTATAACCCGCAAGTTATGCTTCAAGTTTCAAGAGATGGCGGATTTACTTACGCCAACGAAATGTGGACAACTTTCGGACAAGCTGGAGAATATCTAAGAAGGGCGGAATGGCGTAGATTGGGTGTTAGTCGTAACTATGTGTTTAAGTTCAGAATCACAGATCCTGTGAAGGTAGTTATGATGTCAGCAGCGGCATACGCAGCAAAAGCCGCAAAATGATATAGTTTACAAG